GATATAAAGGGCTGTATCATCCACTCGGACAGAGGCAGTCAGTATACAAGCGAAGAGTACCAAGCTGCTGTAAAGAAATATGGAATCATTCAAAGCATGAACAGTGCCGGCGGAAGATGTCATGATAATGCACGCTGTGAAAGTATGTGGGCAAGAATGAAAGAAGAGCTGTTCTACAGCCGTGAGGACAAATCGGAGAAATACACTATGAGAGAGTTGAAGACTATGATCTGGAGATATTATATGAGTTACTGGGCTAACAGAAGAATCTGCACCGCCAACGGTGGGCTGCCTCCGGCAGTTCGAAGAAAGCTCTACTATGATCATATCTTTCTCGCTGCATAATTCTTGTTCGAATAAAATGTGTCAAGTGATATTGACAAAACCAGGAATGGTGCAGTAGCAATATAATTACGAATCTCTTTGATTTTATTTAGCAAATCCTCACGCTTTTGCTTTGATATGTTAGTGCTCATATTTTTCTCCTAAAACTCATTTGGTATATTCTTGTGGAAAGAAAGATGATACCGATTTTCTATAAGCTCGATTTCTTGCTTAAATGACTTTCTAAATTGCTTCATCGCTTTATCAAATTGCAAATCGTTCCACGAACCCTCTATTGAATTGCTTTTATATATTATATTGGGCAAATCAAGAACCGAAACAGAATCTAAGTACTGATTACAGGCGTCAATCATATTGCGAATAACATAAAAGTCATCTTCCTTAAAAACTGCTTCTTCTATAATAGCAACAAGTTGCTTTTTTATCTCTAAAACCGATTCTATACACCATTCCTTCTTTTCCATCTCAATAGGGTTTACTAATATTCTTTTTGATTCCAAATAAAGCAGTAGAAAAGAAAATTTATCTTTTGCAGAATGGGTTTTATTCCACGAAATGCCACCGATAGGGGTACTAACCCCATTAAGCTCATATTTCATTTTTATCCTCCAAATTCAATTTTCCAAGTTTTGAAATCAAAAAGTCAACTTGAAATTGCAAATTTGAAATAATAGTATTATCATCAGCCTGATAAAGATTGACACTTCCGCTTGCGGCTTGTTTGAGTTTTGTTGCAGTTAGCAATTCGGCATCAGTAATTTGTAATGATGTTACCTTATTTATAGCTTCATTACGGTCAAGAAATCCGGTTGTTTCAAATTTGTGAATTATACTTTGACGTTCTGCGATATCTTTTGCAACAGACAATTTGTCGCACTCTGTTTTTATAGAATTATCCATATCTACTCCTTGTTTTGTGCAATATATTTTTTGTTCACGCCTCTGCCGACTGCAACAATCAAGTTTTCATCGCACATTTGCTTTGCAACGGTGTAAGCTCTTGTTCTTTTAACGCCGAGCAATTCCATAATTTCAGCTTCTGTTATTTGTCCGTTTTTAGAAATATAATCAAGAATTTGTTCCTTTTGCGGAGTTAAATAAATCTTGACCGTCAACGGCTCGGCAACGCTCATATTCGGCAAAATCATTTTGAATGTGTTATGTGTTACCTCAATGCGAGGTTGAACGGAACAATTTTCATACAATTTATAAATTCTTCGTATGCCGGTTCCGTAGGCTTCAATAAGCTTCAAGCGGTGGAATACTTCGGCAAGATTTTTGTTTCTCGGTTGAGAAATACCGCTACGAATATCATCAGCCGTTAAACCGGGAAGCAGTCCGCCGATAGATACAAATTCCATCTGCTTATCGTTGATGTTGATGATAATACTTCCGCTGTAACTGTAATCACGGTGAACAACCGAATTGAGCAACGCCTCACGCAAAGCAGCTTCGGGGTAATCGGATTTATCTATGCGTTCAAGGCCTTTGAAAACAGAAGATGTGCGATTGCTAAGCATAATATATCGAAAGGCTTCATCAATTTGCTTAAATATCGAGCCTTTGAATTCTCGATTATCCTTAAAAGTAGTGTTTTCATCATCGCCGAACACGGCAACCTTGATTGAATGCTGGCATTGGTCTGACATAAGCAGCGCCAAATTGGTAAACAATCCGTCATTTTTATGAACCATACCGAGAGGCAAGTATTTTTCTTCCGAAAAATCAACGCCATAACTCTCAAACGCAGCAGCGGCAGAAGTGAAAGTCAACTCTTGTTCAATGGAACGCATTGATTCAAAATCGTCTCCGTCGCTGTCCTTAATCATTTGGCGGATTTGTTCACTTGACGCCTGCACACTTGAAGTGCCTTGTCTGACATAAACACCGTTTGGTTTCAATCCTTTTGAGCGCAAGTAATAAGGTTTATTCGTACCCTCGCTGATTGTAATGCGAACGACCTTGTTTTCCTGAATAGTGTATTTCACGAACATTGTAACATCGGGAAGAATAGCATCACGAATTCCGTTAGTAATACGAGTATATTCGTCATCAACATTGTTCAAGCCGACAGCGTTTCCGTCATTATCAATACCGATATACAAAACGCCGCCGTCTGTGTTTGCAAATGCAATAACCTCTTTATATATTTCTTCGGTGAATCCGGATTTGAATTCAATATTTTCCGTTTCAAAATTCATATCGGTGTTCCTCCAAATAAATTATAGTTCTACAATTATAATTATACCCATTTTTATCCCTTTGTCAATGGATGAAGTGAAAATTCAGTGAATATTCACTTTCGTTTGGCGAATAAATAACGAAGGCATAATAAAATACACTTCAAAGTATCATTTTATAGTTCCCAAAGTATCAAACTGATACTTTGGGATAGATATAAAAGCAAAAAAGCGTCAACGATGAATTTGCATTCAAAGTTAGCGCTGATTTTTTCGTTAGGCTTATTCGTTATATTCGTTATATTCGTTTGTTCGAATCAAACGAAGGGCGAACGATTACTTTTATATATAGATGATTTCGTTATTTACAACTTCTGTTACTCTGCTACGGATATTGTTCATTTTCTGTACCCACAACAACATATCATCTGCTTTTAATTCTTCGGTTACATTTTCTTTCTCGGCAAGTTCTTTTACCAGCCGGAGAAAAAGTAGTTGCGCTTGCTGCTCAATATCGGCAAGATAACTGTTCATTTTACCGCTTGTGAGCAAATTGTAATAAAGCACTTTATGATGTTGTTTCAAATATCGTTTATGCCTCGTTGCCCAAATGCCGATGTTGCCTGTTTCTTTTTCAGCCGGTAAAGCTAAGTTTGGCAACAGATAATCGCCTTGCTTGGTATATGTACCGCCGAGTTGTTCAAATAATGTTTCAGTCATAGTAAAAACCTCCTTTGATACTCAAATTGTATCAAAAGAGGTTTTCTTTTGCGAATGTGCGATTGATAAATTTGTAAATTTTATGCTCGTGCCAAAAATTACAACGAACATCCGGCAGCCGTGCTATTTTTTGAGACGGACAATGTGTTTTTCGTTATATTATAGTTATTTATCGTTATATTCGTTTGATTTGCGTTTGTACAACGAACGAATAGTGAAAATTCACTTTTTATTGTCCAATCCGTTTACCGTTAGCCAAACAGGAAATTGTTGCAATGTTCCGATATGCCACTTTGATTTTCGGGTAATGGTACGAAAATATTTTGAGCATAGGAATTCTATCAAATAGACTTTCGGTATATGGTTTGTGTTGTTCCTTTTAAATGATTTAATGTACCCTTTATTGCACCAATTATTGACCGTTGTTTTGCCGTAACCGATAATCTTTGAAACCTCCGTTGCGGTCATCACATCGGGATATTGCGCAAGCATTTCAGTATAATATTTCCTCAAATTTTTTAGAGCACTTTCCGGAATTTTTGTTTCCAATTTTATGGAATAATTACCTCTATACCATCCTGCCGGGGCGGAATAGCATTCGGGAAACACCTTTCGGTTTTCAAGATATTTGATAACATCTTTCTTTTTGATTTTATAACATCGTGTTTTCTTGCCGTTGTATTCGCACGGTATCTTGCCGCTTCTAAGCAAATACAGCGCCGTTGATTTGCTGATATGGCAAATTCTATAAAGTTGATCTTTGGTTATAATTTCGGGAACAGAATCCCAATTGATTGCGGTTTCGTTCATAGCAATACACCTCTTAAAATATTTTGCCGGTGTAGGCGTACCTGTGTATTGCCATTTCTTATTATTTTGCCTCTGTTCTTTCCTGAGTTCTTGCGAAAACGCCTCAGTCCTTGCAAAAAACGCAAAAATCAGCATTTATTCGAACTCTCCCATATTTTCGGGAGTTTGGGAGATATGTGCCGAAAAGTCTTTAATATCAAGGCTTTAAGAGCAAATATTTAACTGCCAAAAGCAGCCTTTGAAAATCATCAAACCGACACTTGCGTATAAAACTCGAAATGCGGTAGTACGGCAAAACCGTAGCGAGAGTTCAAATCTCTCCATCTCCGCCAGTCACACACAAACCACCGTAAATACGGTGGTTTTCTTTTTTTGTACACGATTTTTACACGATTATTCTTATATACTAAAACAAAATCAGCCGCCTCAGACCACTCCGAGACAGCTGTTTCACTATCCAAAATTAATAATAATTTACCATACAATGTCATATAGCAAAATATCACAAGCAATAATTGCCAGCTTCAATTGCATCTCCGCAACTCAAAGCAACTAAATATTATGCTCAAATACCATTGACTTTGATGATTATTGATGATATAATGAACACATACTATCAAAAAGTACTCTAAATTGATAATATGGATATATTAAATTGATGTATTTCATCAAAAACAACATCTTTTGACGAATATAGATCGTGTTTTAGATAATAATATTAGAAATAATGGAGGTGTGATAATGAAAAACTACTCATTATACAAATTATTTCACATAGATCAAAATGAATATAAAGAAGAATATGACAAACGATTTAATTCTGAAAAAACAGTTAAGCTGAAAATAAAAATTTGTGGTAATCAAGCGTTTTTTTGTCCTACTGATGATCTGTATAAGAAAATTATATCAATAGAAAGGAATGATAAAAAAATCAATCAACTATGTACAATACTGCCTCAACAAGCTATAAATCAATTTGCAATGCGTTGCCTTATCGACGAAATAATTCTATCAAATAACATAGAGGGCGTCAATAGTACACGAAAAGAAGTTTCTGAGATATTGATGGATCTTTCAAAAGAAAATAAACATAAACGCTTTAACGGATTGGTAAAAAAATATGCTCTCCTTATGAGCAATGAGAATATTCCCATAAATACTTGCCAAGATATTCGTAAAATATATGATGATATTTTCTACGAAGAAATTAAAGAAAGCGATCCAAAATCGCTTCCTGATGGTGATGTATTCAGAAAAGATGGCGTTAGTGTTTATTCATCTACCGGAAAAGAAATCCATAAAGGTATGTTGCCGGAAGCTAAAATAATATCAGAAATGAACGAAGCAATCAACATTTTGCAGGATGAAAATATCGATTTTCTTATTCGGGTCTCGATATTTCACTACTTTTTTGGATATATACACCCATTCTATGATGGAAATGGCCGCACAAGCAGATTCATAAGCAGTTATCTTCTTTCCCATGAATTAAACCATATAATTGGATATCGTATATCATACACGATAAAAGAAAAAATCAAAGATTATTACGAAGCTTTTAAAATATGTAATCACCCAAATAACAAAGCCGATCTAACACCATTTATAGAAATGTTCTTAAAAATTATCGATATTTCTACTGAACAACTTAAACAAGCACTTGAAAAACGAGTAAATTTACTTGACCATTACAGAAACATAATTGATAAACTTCCATATGGCGACAACGAAAAATATACCGATATTTATTATCTGCTGATTCAAGCTGCTCTTTTTGCCGACTCGGGCATTTCCACACAAGACCTACTATCAATGACAAATTTATCAAGAAATACTATTAATTCACGAATAGAAAAAATACCCTCCGAACTGTTGCAAAAGAAAAAAGATGGTACTATTAATTATTATTCATTAAATTTAACAGAAGCCGACAAATATGTTGAAGAACATTCATAACAATATTTGTATAATAACAAAACCAGCCGACAAGGACTCCCCTGTCGGCTGAAATTCTACCTACTTTATCTTCTTTGTAATCTAGTTGCTGAGCTTCTTGATGAAGTTCACACCTGCAATGCCGTTTTCGTAATATCCCCACTTTTTCAGCAAAGCGTTCACGGCTTTGGCTGTGCCTGTACCATATGTGCCGTTCTTGTCCATGCCCACACTGTGGAGTTTGACCGCCTTTGCAATAAGCAGCAGCTCCTTGAGTGCAAGCACACCGTTTGTTTTGTTGCCCTGCTTGTAGCCTGTCTTGTCAAGCACTTTCGCACTTATCTTGCTCTGGTTCTTTGGTCTCAGGAAGCCTGCAATGTGGTCATAATTATGCTTGACCTTAGTGCAGGCTTTTCCGCTCCAGTTTTGGTCATACGAATAAAAATAACTCGTGTTGCCCTCACCCGTGCAGATTGCTATGTGACCCCAGCCGCCATTCAACGTACCTGACCATATCGCTACGTCACCCTTTTTCGGCACGAAACTTGGTGTGTTCTTTACCTTTGTGAAATTCGTTTTCAGCCAAGTGTTCTTATCAAATAAATCCCAAAAATGGTGTGCGTCATACCAGAAATTCTTGATACCTGAGCCGAAGACCTCGTTAAAATATGCCGTTGCAAGGTCTACACACTGTTTGCCTACTACACCGTCATAGTTAACAGCTACACCATTGTGTTTCTTGATAAACTCATCATATGTCATTTTCTATTCCTCGCTTTCGTTTGTATCCACTTTGTTTTCAACTGTGATTTTAAGCTTGTGTACTATCTTCACCAAGAATGACGGCAATGGTATACCTATCACCGCAAGATTTTCCAAGATAGAAATACACTCGTTGATGATAAACCATATCGTCACGATAAGACCGAAGTAAAAGCTGACGTTTACCTCAATGCCTATCTGTGAAAGTCCTGAGATAAAGAGCCAATCAAGCACGCCTGACACCGCCACCACAAATATGTACCCAACTTTCTTGAAAAGCCCTTTAAGACCGACACGGCTTGACAGCTCTCCCCTGTTCCATGCTTTCCACATTCCTGTGATATAATCAATGATCATCACAAGCACCAGAATGACTATAGGTATCGCCATAACACGGAAATATGCTGACAGCCCTGCGGCTATTGCTGATATGATGATTTTTGCTGTGTTTTCTTTCATTACTGTTTCTCCCTTTCATACTTCTTCCTCGTGATCTCTTCGTACTCCTCAGCTGTTATCCACTTGCCGACAGCATTATAAACCCTTTCTGACGACCACAGCCCACGCTCATAGTAGTCTTTGACTTTATGATAGTTCTTGCTCATCTTCACATACCTCCTCGCTTTCATCGTCCAGCTCCACACCGCACATCATAGACAGATAGTCCATGTTGGCTACAAGTTCGGCATTTGCCGCTCTTTGTATGGTGTTTCGATTTTTTTCTTTTATCAACTGTCGTTTTATGGAAATATACTCAAACATGATTTTCCTCCTCACATCACACGATGCAACAAGCCAGGGCGAGCCCGTAATTGTTGTACGCACTGCCGTAGCTGACGATAGCCCCCGACGAGTTGACGCTGCGCACATGGCTAGCGTCGCCAGTGGTAGGAGTACGCATCCACCAATGATAAGGCGTTCCATTGCTGAGATACTTAATACGGTTCGTGTCGTTGCCATCGTTTTTGCTCGCAAGGTCTGAGTAGCTTTTATAGTATGGGTACGCTGCACCCTCATCAACGCTATTTTCAAAATTTCCGTAAACTTCGGGACGTGAAAGCAAGAATATTTTCTCCGTGCTTGTTTTAGAACCTCCACCGTCAGTAAGTGTGTTGAGCGCCGTTACTTTCGTGACCTCACCGAGGACTGAAAGAAAATCGGGGTCTACACCACGCAGCCAACCGCTTTCGGTGTCTGCCCAGGACGGCTTGTGTGAAAACTTGCTCTGCCTCGTCCACGTTCCGCCAGGAGCGGCAGAGCTGTTAAGCCTCATTCTGAGATCACTCTCAGCCCAGTTGTTAGAGCCATAGCGAGCACGATGAATGTGATTGAGGTCTGACACGGTGCCGTCTGCCGTTCCGAGCGACGTTCCCTCTGAGCCCTCCTGAACAGACACGGTTTCAATTACTGCTGAGGCATTAGCATTGACATATGTTGAAACCTTAGTCGCTGACGCCTGTTGCTGATATGCCCAAGGGAACATAATCTGACCCGCAGCGGGTACAGGTTTTGTAAGCGTAAACTGATATGTTTTGCCTCCGCCGTTTTCCGTGTCATATCCCGCAGGCAATGTTATGTTATATGTTCCTGCTGCAAGTTCTTCACGGGCATAGTATATTGCTTCCGTGCTGTCGAACTGAATGTTCTGATAGAGATCGTGGAGTTGCAAAGTTAGAGAGTGCTCAAACTGACTATCGGCGGGTGTGTCGTGATCTATGCCGATAATGTCAAACACAAGCCGCTTTGCCGTTTCGTGTACAAGCACCTCATCACCTGCCTTCGGTGTACCCGTTACTGTAATACCATACGCTGAAAGCTGTACAGGCTCACCATTGAAATGCCACTCAGCACCGTTATATGAAAACTCATACTCCCCGTTGTGTGCCGTACCTACCGCCGCTATGAACGTGTCTGCGTCTACTGTGGCAACGGTAATGCCGCTTGTGCCCTCTGTGCTGCCGACGATTGCAGTTATCGCAGTTTCTTTTTCGGCTATGATCTGATCGCCGATAGCAAACACCTTGTCTGCCATACCCGCTCTTACGATAGCCTGCACGTCTGCAAAGCTTTTGATTTTAAAACCGCCCGTGTTCGCTGCAATCGCAGCTACCGAACGAGCTATGCCCTGCATAGTGCTATCTCTTACGAGGTCTATTGTTTCTGCCATTGTTATTCCTCCGTTTCTGAGTTGTATATCAGCGTCACGCTGCTATTTTTGTTTAGCCTTAGTGTGAAATCTTTTTTTGACAAATTATCAGCCACCGCCTGTGCTGTCTGTGCTGCGTTCTCAGCGGCTTTGCGGTCTGTGGCGACTTGTGCGGCATTATCTGCCACTGTAGCCTTGTCGGCTGTCACCTGCGTTGCCATATCAGACACCGCCTGCCTATCTGTCACAGTGCTGTCAGCTGCCGTCTTGGCAGTCTCTGCGTAGCCTGCTGTTATGTTCTTGTCAGCCGTGGTCTGCTGTGCTGCTGCCGCTGCTATGTCTGCAGATATCTTAGCGTTGTTCTGTGCTGTGACCGCCTCAGCACGTGCGGTTTCTGCACCCTGCCTTGAGGCGTCTGCCTGTGTAGCGGACGTTTCAGCAGATGTCTTTGCTGTTTCAGCACGGCTTGCCGCCTGCGTTGCTGTATCGGCTGATACTCCTGCGGTGGTAGCCGATTTCTCAGCGTTTTCTGACGCTGTTGTCGCTGTTTCTGCAGCGGTGACAGCTGTCTGCATATCCGCAGTGACCTGCCTGCCTATGGCATCTATCTTATCCAGTGCGTCGATAGCCACATCAGGTGACGGTACTGCATTATCACCGATAGCCGCACCGATACGCAGGCGGAATATGCGTGATTTTTTCACCAGGATATATTCATTACCTGCTAATTTTTTAGCCGCTATCTGGCAGCTGACTGTCTGCACTGACCGCAGTATATCAGCCGTAGGCGTCCACTGTCCACCTGTGATATCGACCTCATAGGTCACATCGTCGCCATAGTGTATCGTCAGCACATAGCGGTCTGCTCCGTCTACTGTCAAACCCTCGACTGTCACGGGTCTAGCGTTCGTTTCGCCGACGTAGCCCACCAGGGCGGTGCTTAGGGCTACGTCGTAGTCTGCATTTAGTGTTATTGTCATTTAATTACCTCCTATGGTCAGTATCGGACGTATGCCAACACCTGATGTGTAATCTGCTGAAATGCAACTCGACGCTCCGTCAGCGTCTACGAAGACGTACTGCGTCTTGCTTGCGACGGCAGATAGCCAGTAGTGCTGTCGCTGTTTCGTGATGTACTCAGGAGCTATTCTGAATAGCGGCAGCTGCCTGTTCGCAGTGCCAACGTCAACGTTGCTTGAACTGCATATGGTGCAGCCGAATATTTCAACCTCTGACGGCAGCAGTATTTTTTCATCAGAAAATTCTGACGCACTCGAGCAGCCGACCGCACCATTCCCTGCCATACTTGTGGTAGACTCAGACATAGCATTGGAAATCGTTACGCTGCGTGAAAGCAAGTGACTGCCAAACTTTTCGGAAAAATGCGATTTCAGTGTAGGAACGATGTCTGTGTGGAAAAACGACGACTTATAGCCGCCAGATGTTGACGCCGTCAAGTTCATAGGCATTTTGAAAAGGATATCGTCAGGTATCATGACGATATGCGGCTTGTCGAAAAGCGTCGCACCTGTCGCCAAGTATGTGTTGATACCAGCGACCCTCAGCTTTGTGCTGTATGACACGCTCTGTGTTCCGCCTGAGGGTGTCGGTGCGGTAAAAGTACCTGATATCGGTATGTAGTCACCTACATAAATATCCTCAAAGCTGCCGTCAGCAATGCGTGAGTATATATCTTCCATAGTCAGACCACGAATGAAAAGGTCGTCACCTCGAAAATCGTTGTTTCGCAGTGCTGCCTGCTGATCGGGACGTGTCAAATTCGCAAGTCGGTCAATCTTGTCGAAATTCTCATTAAAATATGTCAAGTCAAAACGGTCTGACTTCTGCAACTTTTTCAGATTGAGATTTTTTGTGTAATCCATGTCATGTCTCCTACTCTATCGCTATGTAGTCAACGTAGTATGTGCCTGCTGGAACGTTTTCCAATGTTGGCCCGTTATTAACTCCCATGCAGACATTCAGATAGTACGACTTTCCCGACCCATTAACGTGAGTGCAGAACGTCTTGTATGGTGTTGGAGCCCCTGTCTGCCGTAGCGTTGCTATGACCTGTTTAGGTGCAAAGGTCAGTCCAAGCGGTATCTGCATTAGTGCATTTGCTTCCGTCAGCTTATACTCCACCGTTCCGAAGTGAATTTTATCCACAGTGCTTTTCGTACTTGTAGCGATAGAACCAACATAGCTAAGCTGACTACTCATTGCATCTATCCTAGTCGCTTTTTCCAAAAGTGCGTCAACTTCCTCACCTGCTTTCTGAATGGAATAATCATTTTCCGTGATATCCTGCACCTGTATATTTTCAGCCATTAAAACGCCTCCTTAAAGTTGTTCTTCAACGCTCAGACCCACCGCTGAGATATCAGCACTCAGTCCGCCGTCAAAGTTAAATCCTAAATTTGTTATCGGTATGTCATATGACCCTGAGCCACTGTCATAAGTCACCACGTCGCCGATATCGAAACGTGGGTCGCCAAGTCTGTGGAAAAGTTCCGTTGTGTACCATGAAAAGCCTTGCAGTCTGTGCCAAAGCGACCGCAAGAGAGAGCTTGTCATGTATGGATTTTCAAATTCTAGTACACGCCCTTGCGTTGTATCTGTCACACCAAGCGACAGCGTTACATCATCACTCACTTTGCAGATAATGCCCACAATTACATTTTGACGTTCGCTAAGAGTAGGCAGGTCTATCGTGTTGTTATCCAACGTTTTCACTGGTTTACTATACCACTTTCGGACGTACTTTCCGTACCTGTCAACATACCCGAACTGCCCCTGAGCTGAGGCAAGGTAAGACAGCATTTGCCGCATGGTCACGTCCTTTGGCACGGAGCCGACTTCGAAGTAAAAATACTTTGAGTACAGCAGTCTGCCTTTGTTATCTCTTAGCCGTCTGCCATTCTTATCACGCAGCAGCCGCACCTGTGTATAGTCATTGCCGTTCTGCAAGCCTAACTGTTGGCAAATGTCGTCCTCGACTGCTTTATTCCAGTTTGGGATAGGTATGTGAGGCACATACGGTTTGTCCGAAAAATACAGCCTATCCGCCATTGTCAGCTGAACGCTGCCGCCCGATTTCTTTGATTTTACGCAGGTGAAACGTCCCATTGGTATTTTCTCGTCTGCGAGTATGCCGTCAGTTTCATAGTCCACAAGGTAGAGATATGTGTCATATTCCTTACCGAGAAAAGCTGTTTTGGTGTCGCTTATGGTCATATTCCATGACTGTGAACACACTGCTCCAAGTTCGATGTCGTCAGACAAGGACGTTGACTGCATGGAGCTGTCAGCTGACATAATGCTGTCACCTGATATAACGCCCTCTGCATTCTCTATCCACAGCCGCCAAGTACGGCAATAGCTCTCGATACGCTGAGAGACAAGCTCCCCTGTTTTGTACATTCAAACGCCCCCTTACTGCATTATCAAGTCCACCGCAACGCCTTTGCAGAACTGTTTGTTCTCGTCCCAGCCGAAAACTTCATAAGTTGGGTCGCCTGCGTAAACGTCAAAAGTGCTTTCCTGAAATGTTTCGTCAAGGAGCGTGATACTGAAAAACGGTCTGTCAACGTTGGAGATATACTCATTGAGCTTTACAGTCTCCTCACCTGTGAGGTGATACCATTTCAGCGTGACAGTTTTCTTTATGGCTCTTATGTCGCCCACCATTTTGCAGTTAGTCGTTCGCCCTGCATTGTTCGACCATATCTTGTTATTTGTAAAACTGACTTCCGCAGGTGTGGCGACCCTTTCGCTGCCGAAAATAAGTCCTTTACTTTTCATTTTCTGCACCTCCTATGCCCTTATTGGCGACCTGCCGTTACGTTTGATATAGTCATTGATATCGTCAATAACTATCTGCGTGATAGTCCTGCCGTTGAGCGTCAGCGGTATGGTAACGCTTATCTTCTGATTTCCGCCCGCTCCGCCATAAGACACAAGAGCCTGCAAAACAGCCTGCGTGATAGTATCAAGCGGTGCCTCGATATTCGTACCACGTTTCTGATCGCCCAGAACTGCAAGGAATTCAGAGTTCGGCGGTATTACTGCACCTTGGGCAAGTTTGGGTATTTCGGGGATATCAACATGGCTAAGATCAAAGCCAAATGTCTGATTGCCAAGATCTCCCGGCAGCCAATCAGGTGTTGTAAAACTCAGTTCATTTATGCCGTCGATTATCCAATTCACAGCGTCCTCAACTGCACCTGTCAGACCATTTATAAGCCCGATTATCAAATTAATAGGAGTTTTTGCTATGTCAACAAGTGCGTCCCATACGCCTTTGAAAATCTTCTTTACACCCTGCCAAGCTTTTTTCCAATCACCGGTGAACACTCCCGTTATGAACAGCACAACGCCTTTTAGTGCTGAAATGATGTTCTTCACGGCGTCAATTATATTGCTTATGACATTGCCCACTGTCTTTATTATCTTACCAAGCACACTGCTGACTATCGGTCCGAGTATGCTCACGAGCCAGTTCACAACAGGTGCTATGGCCTTGTTGTAAATGCTCAGAACGCTTGTGATAAGCGTTCCCACAAAGTCGAGAAACTCATCAAGCAGAGGTTTCAAGTGCTCCGTCCAAACGCTGTCAGCCACGTCCATGAGCTTGTCAAACACAGGTTTCAAGACCGTTTCCCACAGATTGAGGAATACGTTCTTTGTGGTGGTTATACCCTCGTTTATGCCGTCAAATATAGGCTGTCCCCACTCGTTCCAAAAGTCTGAAATGCTCTGCCATGTATCGCACCACAGTGTTTTCAAGGCGTTCAGCACAGGCTGTGCAACGCCGTTCCACAAGGTATCGAAGATCTCTTTTATGTTGTCAAACAGTACGCCTAGCGTGTTCCATACCTGCGTGCCAAAATCCGCTATTAGGGGTAATCCTACAGTGAGAAAGTTTTGCAGTATAGGGAACACTGCCACATTCCAGATATCAGAAAACACCTTATTGAAACTGTCAAAAAGTCCTATGCCTATCTTGCCAAGCGTGCTGAAAGCGGTCTGCATAAGCGGTGTAAAATCGTTTATAAAATAAGCTTTGAGCGGCTCGGAAAGCGACTTTATATCGCTGAAAACTCCGCCGAGTATCTGAACAAGTTCAATGCTCTCTCTTTCAAGTCCGCTCCATATATCAGCGAAAATAGGCTTAAAATTCTTATCAAGATAGTCTGCAAGCTTTTCAAACTGAGTTCTTACTGATTTGAAAAAGTCAGACAGCTTTTTATCTGCCTTACCCGTATCCACCTCAACGCTAGTCCCGGAAGGCTGCATTATCTCCCCGGCTCCGCTGACCCCAGTGCTGTCTGACTTGCTCTCATCATTCAGCTTGTTCATCTGGTCAAAGCTTGCAAGAGAGCCTTCCTGTGCCTCCTGAGTCTGTTGTGCATTGTCGGCTATATCGCTGTAATTATCCGCCGCCTGAGAGGTGCTTTTCACTATGCTTTGAGCCTCGTCTGCACTGTTGCTTACTTCAAAACCGAACGCCTCTGAAAGTGCCCTCGCTGCCCTCTGTGCCAAAGCTATGAGCTGTGAAAGCAGACTGTTTATCGCCTTGACAGCAGGCAGAAGAACGTTCATCAGCACAGTGCCGATAGTCGCTCCGAACTCTTTCCATTGTTCAGAAAGTATTCTTGTCTGGTTCGCCCAGCTGTCAGAAGTCTTTGCAAAGTCGCCCTGTGCAAGAGCCGTTTGCGACATAACGTAATTGTATCTCAGCTGGACTTTTTCAGCCTGCGACATATCAGCAGTTGATTTCGTTATACCCTTTGAAAGTGCATACGCCTGCAAATTGGCGTCCGTCATAACGATACCGAACTGTTTGAGGGTCTCAGTTTCCCCTGTGAATATCGATTTCAGAGCCGTGCTTGCCACGTCCTGACCGACATTATAAAATGACGCCATATCCGCAGACAGCCCCGTAAGAGCCACAGCCATATCGCTTGCACTGTCATTGGCAAGTCCCATTCCTGCTGCCATTGCCATGAAGTTTGAGCCTGTCTGCTTTGCGGTAAGCTTTGAAATGCCGTAGGTCTTGACAGCCGTGTCAGCGAAGTCCTCCATTTTCTGCTTGGACTCTCCGAAAGCCGTATCAACAACGTTCTGAACTTCCGCAAGATCTGAGGCCGTTTCTATTGACTGCCTGCCGAAGTCCACAAGTTTCTTGACCGAGAATGCTGCCGTCACAGCCATTGCAAGGCTTTTAAGCTTTGGCTTGATATCCCCCACCATATCGGAAAGGCTTTTCAAGCCCTTTTCAAAGCCCTCGCTGTTTATGTTGGTGTCAAAATTCAAACACCCGTCAGCCATTGTCATTCACCTCCCGTCAGTTGTTTCAGAAACTCTTTGTCCTCGTTTTCAGCCCTCTGCTCTTCTGCTGAGAGCTTTCGTTTAAGGTCTATCATATTGCGGTGGTTTCTGTAAAACTCCTGCTCGTATTTTTCAAGCTTTTTGCCCTTGTTAAGCTTTTGCCGTATGCCTATAACAGATGAAAAAAGCCCCTCGCCTATCTCGTTGAAATAGCCGAGAAAAGTCCACCAATGAAGATACTTGACCGTCCTCGTTTCAAAGCCTGCCGCCTTGTTCACCGCAGGAAAAATAATACTCTCGTCCTGCTCCCAGTCGATAGTTTTTGCAGGCTGAACGCTCTCCTGTGGAACATCTCCACCGCCCACAAACCAATAAGCCTTGTTGACAGCCTCCTGCAAATGCTCTCGTGGGATGTCCTCAGCGTAAAGGCATTTAAGACACACATAGCACTTTTCACGCTCGTCAAGTTCAGGGTCTGCAAAGGCTGAATAGATCCGCAGTATGACCCGAAAATCTGAGCGTATGGCATACTCTTTGCCGCCTATTTCAAGGGCTGTGGGCAAGTTGCCTATCATTTCAGCAGCTCCCTGAGCAGAGCCTTTTTGTCCTCGTCAGAAAGCTCCGCCACGTTGACCGCAGGCTGAGCAGCAACGGGAGCTATGTACTTCTCCACCTTTCCTTCGAGCTTTATCTGAGCCGCCGTCTGTGCTGACTTTATCTCCTGCACCACCACCGCAAGGAGTGCCTCAAGGAAATTGAAAAGCACAGGCTTGCCGTTTGAACCCATAGAAAATACATTTATGCCGCCCAGTGCCGCCGTACACACATCACTTCCAAATATGTCATTGACCATTTCTCTTGCACGCTGGTCATATTCCCTGAGCAGCTGAGTTTTATCCTCTTTTTTCTCACGTTCTGACACTTCTTCTGCGATATTGTCAGCCTTGCTCATAGCGTCCTGTATCCTTGTGATGATACCAACGTCTGACACGTTTATCCTTATCACTCTGTTCTCGTCGCCGTTTATAGCGTACTCTTTGTAATTGCCGCTGTTAAAATCTATTGACTGCATTGACATTTCTATCGTCCTTTCTGTATTATGGCAAAAAAGCACTCCGCTCTGAACGAAGTGCTTTCATATGTTTGTCATATAGTTTATTCTTCCGTAGCCTTTGCAAACGTTGGCACGCCTGCTGCAAAGGTGACAGAGCCTTTCACTCTGTTTCCTGCAAAGGTGCAGTTGAACGGAATATTTACCCCCCCCTGTGGTCCGCCATAAGACTGTGGCTTGACTATGATATCTTCCGTCCATGCGTCATACGCACCTGTGGTCTTGTCAACAATGACCTCAAGCACGCTTGTCTTGCAGGCGTCGCCCGTAAGACGATTCATCATGATATCCTTGAGCTTTTCGTAAAGTGCGTCACCGGGCTTTGCATAGAATGTGTCAAGGTCGAACTCAGGCTCATAGCCGTTGTCCTCAACTGTGGTTTCATCAAGGATATTCTTCTTTGTGGAAGTGTCAGGGTTGAGTGCCACACTTGCGTCCTCAACGTCCTTGCCGAGAAGATACCAGCTTGGTGATGAAGCGACTGCTGCGAATGTAGTGTCAAGATAATGCAGAAGATGACTTCTGTTGAGCTTTCCGCTCTTGTATGAATAATCAGGCATATGTTTTCCTCCTTTTATATCTGATACTGTGCCGCTATCTGCAATTGATACTGCACAGTATCGTTTGTGTTTTCGTTTGGTATTGCGTATATCATTCCATTTGCACAGGTGAGCTTTTCAAGAACGCCTGTCCTTTCCTCGTCCTCTGTTATGGTAGTGAACGTGGTATCTCGGTGCTTGTCTGCATAGCTTTCAAGCCACATCTGCAATTCAAGCAGCACACCGCTGTTTGACATTCTGTCAAAGTCGTTCATAGATTGATACACCGCATAGAGAATGAAGTTATGCTGTCTTGTCTGACCGCCCAGAATATCAGAGCTTATAAGGCTGTCGCCTGTTGAGGACAAGCCATAATTGGTGGGCGTATCATCGGTAAAGTCGATATGGATATCGTTGCAGACCTCCGATATTTTCGGAAACTGCTGCAAAATATCTTTCACAAGCTCGATTATGTTCATTTCGCTTTGCCTCCCATTATCGCCGCCGCTCCTCTGAGTATCTGCTGTTTCTTGTCGGCTTTCATTCGCTCAAACCAAAGTTTGCCTGCAAGTGGCTCTTTGCTGTAAACAAGGTCTTTGTCCGTCAGCACTTTCTTCTCGCCCTGTCGGGCGTATGCTGAGCCTGTAACAGATGATACCATAAGCTTGCCGTAATACTGATAGCGTGCGTAAGGTGCAAGATACTGTATCTTGCCGCTGCCTATTTTTGTGCCTCTCGTGGCAGACTTTCTCAGATCAGTGCTGAGGGTAGGTGTATACTTCACCATATGCCTTATGCACTCGGCGTCAATGAACTTTTGAGCCTTATCAAAGCGTTCTGAATACTTGCCTGCAAAGGACTTATCCCAAGTGATAGCCCTGCTGTCCATAGGCTGACCTATCTTCATTTCACGCTCACCTCCATATGTGGCAGACCGCCGAACATATAATCATCAATGCTCATTACCGTAACAAAGTCATACTTCGCACGGAACATTTTCATGCTCTCAGATATGCTCTGCGGCGTTTGATTATCGAACTCAAACTCGCATTTTCCTTTCACAAGCATATCCTTTGCAGGGGTTTTCGGCACATTATCGTCATAGAAATACACCCTTGTACTGTCTGAGGTCTGCATACCGCTTTTCACGATACTTCCCGACTTATTCTCACACCAGTAAACTTTCTCTGCATACTTCCGCACAAATCCACCTGTCTGCTTGTCGAAAAGATACACCGTGCAATCGCTGTTTGCAAGCATTTACCTCACCCCTCTGTAAAGCAGCCCTGTTCCGCTGAGCCATTTGTACACGATATCGTGAACGGCTCTGTCGGCTGTCTGCCTGCGGACGTCAGAGCTTTCATATGACTTTGACCAGCCCCCAACGCTTTCGGAAGATACCCCCTGAGTGCCGCCCTCCTGCTCTGCCTTGAAAATATTCTCCGCAAGCTCGCAGCAGCACATTTTCACTTCTTCGGGGATGTCGTTCTCGTCAACGTTGTCAAGGGTATATCGCTTCATAAGGCTTGTGGCTTGCATTGCATAGAAGTCAAAAGCGGCAGATATGTCAGGCTCTCTGCCGCAAAGATAAACGCCTATATAATAGCTCTCGCTTGCATATGCTTTCATACTGCCGCACCTCTTTACTTCTTGAATCTTGCAAGAACTACCTTTGACTGGTCTGAGATAGCCACAGTGTAATGCTTGTCAGCAGATATGTCTGTACAGCGTTTTCTACTCTCTCTTTCAGTTTCAACGTTGGTGTCACGCTTGAGGTAGATAGTCAAAGCTGATGTTTCGTCCTCTGTTTCAGTATCAGCGTTGAGCTTGATGATAGGGCATATGTAGAAAGTGCCAGCCTTGACAGCGGCGTTCTTTACAACATAGTCCCCCACCTTTGGAGCGTAACCCTCTGCACAAGGCGTTACTGAGCCGAGCTTTATCTGTGAAGTAGTCGGTGAAGATGTGCTGTCGGCAACAACTTCCTTTGCACCCTCTGCATCGCTGTCAACTCTCACATACTGTTCTGGGATAGCCTCGTTAAGTGAAACTTTCTTTGACGGAACGATACGGCAGTTCGCTATTTTGCCTATCTCGCCTGTCATTACAACATTGCCGTCATACTTATCTGCTGAAATGAAGTTCGGGTCCTTTCTAAGCTGTGAGTTCTGATGAGGATTAATAAACATAGCCTTTTCGGTGTTCAGCTCCTCATTGAACTTGTCAACAGCGTCAATAATGCCGCTGTAAGAAATAGCAGAGGCCGAGCCGTCATAGATGAGCTGGGCTTTCATAAGTGCGTCCATGCTGTCTGCGTCCACCTTAGAAGCGATAGACATTGCAAGCTGTGAAGTCGCCTGACCTACAGGGTTGCCATAGCCGCTGAGAACAGCCTCGTCGGTTATCTCCACCGCTTTCATGGCTTTCTTCACCTTAGCCTGAGTGGAGTCTGTTTCAAGCTTGACAGTTTCGGCTTCAACGCCCTCTGCAACATCAACTGCGTCGCCGATGTATTTATACTGAGGCACTGTGATAGTGTCGCCGGGCACGCCAACGAGCGTTCTGTCTATCTTCGCAAAGGGAGATACAGCTATCTTAGACTCTATCTTTGCGTCGATCATATCACTCATTACCTCAGGATCGATAAGGTCGGTGATCTTTGTCTGCTCTGCGAAATACTGCATAGAAATTCTAATGCCATTTGTCATTTTCATAATATCCTATCCTTTCAACTGTTCGTATTTTTCGGGGTCTGTTCGTTTAAGTTCCAGCCTCTGCATATACCCCATTTTTGCAAAGGTTTCCTTGCTCACTTCACCTGCGGCAGGCGTCCCCGTGGGAGCAACCGGGTTCTTGATAGGCTCGGAGCTTTCAAAAAGATAATCGTTATCTTTCTTCACGTTCTCGATAGCCGTCTTGATATCCTCAGCCTGATTTTTGGAAGTTTTGAGAGTTTCCACATCAAGCAAAGCTTTAAGAGCCTTGACGTTTCTTGCCTTGCTTGCCGAGATAGCATTATCAAGGGTAGCGTCAAACTCCATATCAGATATCTTCGCCTGATACTCGGTATCTTTCTTAGCAAGGTCAGCGGTGAGCTGTGCGACTTTGCCGTTAAGCTCCTTGACGTCCACGCCCTCAAATTCTTTGAGAGAGTTCTGTGCGGTATCAAGGCTGTCCTTATAGTTATCACGCTCCACCTCAAGGCGGCTTTTCACCTTTTCAAACTCAGCCACAGTCTTATAATTCTCTGCCACCTGTTTTGTGATGTCCTGTTTCTTGTCCTCAGGGATAACGATACCCAGAGCGGCAAGGATCTCAAAAATGTTTTTCATATGTTTGGCCTTTCTACATAGCTTATATACCGCTCTGTCTGCGGTGTGAAAGTCTGACAGTTTAACGTCATATCAAGGACGAAATGGTATGAAAAAAGCACCCGTTAAGGTGCTTAGTTCCGATGTTTGGGTATAAAAATACCGCCCGACCTTAGTCAAGCGGTAAAATTATCATTTGAAATACTCTGTAAGTTCAACTTCTGAATCAACATAAACTGAACCAATATAATAGCTGTTATGAACAGATATCTTTTTGCCGTTTAAAGTATAAATCTGTGTTTCAGAACCGTCAACATCTTCTAACAAGTCCTTTTTCAACAAGTGTGGAATGTGTTTTTCAAGTGCTGCACATTGCTTATTGAAGATTTCTTTATCGGGCACTGTACATATACTGTAATGAAACATATTATCCCTCCACTCCTAAAACATCATTAACTGATTTCCTCGTTTTTGTTGCTGTTTTCATTATATCTTCAACGGCCTGATCATATGTCATGTTCTTATCTTCCATTTTATGCTTTATAAGGTCGTCAAAAGATTTTATCGGATCATCTATATCAAGTTTTTTGCGTTCTTCTTGGTTTGCCATAAGCTCTCTTGCTTGAAACCTATGCTTGTTTCTTAACTCGCAAGCCTGCATTGCTTGCACTTCTATTGGCTGGGTCGTGTCGATCATATCAGGAATCATTTTGTTATGCACCACATACCATTTACGCACGTCTCTATCCGACATCTTACCTTTCATATCAATTATATCACTATAATCTTTTTGCGTCAAGTCTATCTTGGTTTTTCCCACCCCGATATTCCCCAGTCCGTCGGCGTTCACACGCTCTCGCTGTTGGGGCAGACCCATGGCCTTTGAAAACCTTGTATACTCCTGGGAAGTGCCACGATATCGGCAGCGTGCGTTGATGATATCTTCCTCATCAGCACCTGCCTCTTCAAGAAGATGTATTTTCTGCCGCTGGGCTCTCATTGCAGTTTCAAGCTTTCTTTGTCGCTGTAAAGCCTCATACTTTGTGTACTCTTTATCGCCGTATTTAACAGGCTTGTTCTCCTCTGCGTTCATCTGTGCAAGCTCCTCGTCTGTGTAGGAACGCTCAGATATGCCGGGGATAAAGGGATAATAATCGTGATAGCAATTCGCTCCGCACAGTCCTGTCACAGTACCAAGACCGCAGATAGTTTCAAGTTCTTTTTTGCTGTAGACCTTGCCCTGCCATTCTTGATGAGAAGGTCTTGCTCCGCTGTGCCAAGTGACTTCAAAATAGTCTGTGCCAAGCTCTTTGGCGTTGTCCTCATTCATTTTTGCGGTTAGTTGTGAAAGCCCTGTCATCACCGAACGCCTTGCGGCTACGTCTGCCCTGTTGCTCCAGCCTGTGGCATAGTCCACAGTACGCAGACCTGAGTTCGTCATATCCGAAATGACTTTCTTTATGACAGTGTTGTAATCGAACGCTCCGCTTGCTATGCCCATTATGGCGTTGTCAAGGCTCTGCTGATAGAAGTCTGCCGCCTGCGTGAATTTCAGCTTGCCGTCAGGCTGTTTTACTGCAAATCCGAGTGACTGAGATATGTTTTTAAGCTCCCCCGAAGTCTGCTCCGATACAGCCGACAGCAGCCTTTGCAGGCCCTCATTTTCTTCAAGGGGTATCCGTGCTTTGCCTTTGGTCTTGTATATGCTATCGTCCCATTCATAGCCTTTTTGCAGGATATCATTGTATAGCTCTTTTATCTCGTCTTTGGAGAGGTCAAGGTTATCGGCTATGGCCTTCTTTATCTCACGCTTGCTCATTCCAAGCTCGTAAAGCCTGTATATCTGCCAATCTGCCGAACGTGTTATCTCGCCGTTTATCTTTATCCTGCGGACGATATCCTCCATTATCTGCATTTCAAGGTCACGCAGAGGCTTGTCAAGAACCATTGAAACTCGCTCTATCTCGCTTGCTTTGAGCATTATTCTATTACCTCTGCGGTGCTGTCAGAGGTCATTTTCTTAGCCGTTTCCTCGTCCTCACCATACCATTTCATTCGGTATTCCCACAGTGGCATAATGCCCATAGAAACATCCTGACGATCGCTTGCACGCTTTGTTTCATCATCTGCAAGGATACTGTCCTCAAAGTTCACAGACAGCTCATAACCGCTTTGAGTAAGCCCATTATAAAATGCCAGCGAATAGCAGAGGTCTTCAAGGCAGACACGGAGATTATTCTGTATCGCCGTGACAGTATCGAACTTTCTCTGCTTTGAGGACTTTATCTCCGTTGCCGTCTTATCAACTGTCTGTGGGTTTGAGATATCCCCATAGGACAGCCCCACAGCAAACTCTATCTCACGCTTGTATTCTTCAAGTCCTGCGATAAAATCAGCCTGCCTTAACTGCGGTGAGAACTCGTGATAAAAGTCGCCGCTCGTGCCAGCCGACACGTTTACCCCTCTGAAAAGCCGTTCATTGAGCTTAGGCATTTCTGCACGTTTCTTACCTGTGAATGGGTCTGTCACAGGTCTTAACACAGCCTCGTCAACATCTATGGCACGCTCCCCAGATTCAAACTCCCAATCGAGCCTGCCGAATTGGATATCAGCTTTTCTTATGACTTCTTCCGCCCCTGCGAACACCGATACGCCTGAATGTGAACCGTCAACTGTATTGTCGATAGGATTGACATAATAGCCGAAAGAGGGTCGCAGCATAAGGGGATAGGCCACCTGAGGGATAAGCTCCGCCCACTCTGAAACAGCCGTGAGAGGTATCTCAGCACCAAGAGACACGCCGTCGTTGGAGCGAAAAGCCCTGTTTGTGATAGTCAGCCCTTTTTCATAGTCCAGAGCGTGATATTCAAGCCTTATGCGGTAATCATTATCGCCCATGCGTTTTATCTCAGGGAAAATGACCTTTATAAGCCTGCCGTTCACGTCATACTCCACAGGAATGAACTGCGACTGCGGAACATACTGCACCTTATCAGCACCCAGCGGCTTTATTATCATTGCTCCTGTTGCAAGACCTCTTTGCAGATTTTTGTTGAGGTTTTCAAGGGCGTTTTTCATTATGGCATCAAGCTTATCATTGGAAACTTTCAGGGCCATTTCATTGATAGCCGTGTTTGCAAACTCCCTCACAACAGCGTGTTCAAGCCGCAGAGAGTGAACTCCCTTGGGTGCTGCATTACCTGCATACATTCTGTCCCACTTGTCAATAGCTGTTATCATACTGTCCGTCACGGCGATATCAATGCCGTAAACGCCCTTTATATCTGACTTTGAAAGCATTCTGCTTATCCACTCCCTTATTTTTGAAATAATGCCCATAGCTTACTGACCCCGCCTTTTCCATACTCTTTCCATTGCATACCGAACGGCGTCGATAACGTGGTCATTGCCGTCGGGATAGCCGCTTATAACGTTGCCCTCTTTATCTCTGTCATATTCGCAGTTGATGAACTCCTCGCAAGCCACAGGACAACGCTTGTTATCTATTACGATACTTCGCAGAGATTGCAGCCACTTATATGAATACTCCCTGCTGTTAGGGCCTTTCTCTGCACCTCTTGCAAGCAAGCCGTATGCTCTGTAATCCTCAACAGACTTGTTCTCTGCACTGTCGCAGGTGATAAGGTCGTTTGCCGTGATACCAAGCTCCAGCAAATGCTTTGCGGTATCAACATTCTTTGTTTTGTTGCAGGTGTACTCCTGCCATATGAACAGCGTGTGCTGAGCAGGGGCATAATGTACTCTGACAAAAGCGTAAAGGTCGGGATACCAGCCCCAGTCAACGCCGTTATAGATGTTATCAAACTGTGCTATCTCGCTGTCGGTTATCTCTCTTATGAGGACGTTATCGAAAACATTGCCGCCCGTACCATTTGCAACGCCCATATACTCGTTCTCATAGGCAATGGGATTGGTTTCTTTGAGAAATTCGGCGTCATCAAGAAAAGGTTTGCCAAGCCACTTTTTCGGCACAGTAAGATAAGTACTTTCGGTAACGAGTCTGTCCGTTCTCGGCACTTTGATGTACTTATTCGCCCAGTTCTGAGCCGACTTCGGAGGGTTGAAAGACTTGAACTTATATGCTCTCTCGCCGCCTCTTATAACAGACTGTTCTATCGTTCGCACAGCTTCTTCACCGCCGAACTGGTCAAGCTCCTCAAACCACACTATGCCGATATAGCCAAAAGGTGGCTTGATAGATTTTATCTTGTGCGGATCATCAGCACCACGAAAGTATATTTTCTGCCCTGTTGAAATGCGTGTGATCTCAAGGGGCGACTTTGTGCAGGTAAACTCATCATCAAGACCAAGTGCAGATATTGCCCAGAGTATCTGAGAATAAACGCTGTCTTTAAGAGTATTCGCCACAGCACGCAGGACGCAGGCGTGCATATTCTCGTTCTTCATCAGCAGGTCGGTAACGTTCAGACCACAGAATGAAGATTTAGTCGAGCCACGTCCGCCGGGGAAAACATACTCGGAATGTTCCTGCTCTGCAATATCGAACAGGACAGGCGAGAACGCAGGAGCAACAAGGCTCGCAGGGATACCGCTGTACGCCTTATCAGGCATAGAAACAGGCTCAAGCTTTTGTTTTTCAAGCCTGAGCCTTGCGTTATCGTATTTAATCTTATGTTTGAGCATATCGTCATCACGGATAATGTCACGCAACTCTTTCACCGCCGCAACGTCCCCTTGCTTTGCCCTCGCCATAAGAGCCGCATTCACAAGCAGCATATTATTTATGAAGTCGGGGTCAAGGCTGTTAAGGTCAATGCCTTGATTAACAAGGAACTCATAGTCTGCTCTGGTATTGGCAGGCTGTTCAAGCAGGAAGTCCATTACCTGTTTCATAGTCTTTTTACGTCTGCGGACTTCGCCTGATTTTTTACCGCCTTTTGCACCGTTTTTTCGAGCTTCACTCGAGCTTGGAACTATTAAATTCTGTTCATTCGGCATTCACCTCACCTCGGTTTTTTTTGTTCTTTAGGGTATGAAAAAAGCCCCGATTAAATGGGGCTTTGAACACTCAATATTATTAATTTTATTGGTTATATTTCGATCTATCCAAAACAACTTTTAAATCGCCAAAAATAACCGTGGTTCCGTTATTATATATTTTTGCAATGCCACATATAGCATTTGTATCTCTTCTATACAAACCCTCAGGGTCATAGTAATCCGTAGTTTCAAAAAATCTGACTATATAAGGGTCTTCATTATATTTATTCTTCATATAATTTATCATTTTGTCATAACAAAATTGATATTTTATAGAATAAAATATATTATTCTGTTGAACTTCTTGAAGGGTTAATGTATCATCGAAATCATCTACAATGCTAACCTCTTGGGCATATTTATAGCCTTCTTTATGAATTTGACTATCTAACTGCGTTATAGTTTCATTGCGTAATCCTTCCACTAATTCTTCAAGTGCTGTTTTGTTGAAGTTTGATTCTGCTAATAAATAATCTTTAAACATTCCTTTTAGCTGATCTTCGCAATTACAACATATGCAATTTCCATTCTCAAATCCATCATAAAATATTCGGCTTTTTGCCTGTTGTCCACATAAAAAACATTTTGTAGTAAGTTTATTGGTTTGATGTTCCTCCATTTTAAACGGTTTATTACCATTAAATTTGACTACCAAGTACAATCACTCCTTATAATAACATTTCTTAAATGATATCACTAATCAGAGCGAAAATCAACGAAATGCACTGAATTTCTATTTACTGCATAAATAGCATTTGTATTTTTTATGCAGTATATCAAAAATTCGACATTTATGAACCTTTTGCGACACAACGCAAAAGCGACCGCAAAATGCAGCCGCCCTTGTGAAAATATTATAAGGAGTTTTGTAAATGGTGGAGCAGATGTTGAGCTGGCACGCTCTCAACCTGCATAGCCCCTTACGGGGCTTAGAAAATTGGAGGTGACTTCAATGAAAGTACAAGTCTGAGGTACATCTACACTTTCCTCAGTTTAAATTATAACATAGCGAAAACCGACAAAACCGACAAATTAAGATTTTTTTGAAATATATCTTTTTATCTTCTTTTCAACTGCGTCCTCTGTGATTCTCCCACCACTAACCTGCATAGCTATCTGCAAGTACGTCTTACCCTTGATGAATTTCAGCACGAACATTCGCCGTGTCTGATAGTCCTCTATCCCCTTGATAAACTCCTCCACATCCCTCTGCTCACGCTCTAACCGTGCCTGCTCGCACAGCAATGAAAGTGTATCGCCGCTTGGCAGAAAGCCGTCTATGCGTGTGCTGTGTGGTGTGTAGGACGGTGGAGTGCATACGCTGATACTGTCGGCAACGTACTTGCCTGAAAGCTCTGCCTTGATGTCCTCAATGGCTGAGGCGTTCCTGCGGTAGGCTTTCAGGCGTGACATGGTCATTGGGTCGTTTCTTTCCATAGGATCTCTCCTCTCTGTATCTCTTACACTTAGCAGCATATCTGTAATTTGCTCCGTCAATGCAGGTGTGCTTGTGTGTGCAGGTATTACATTTTGTCATGTTAATCCTCCTATAAGTATGTTTGATTAGATAACCTATCCATATCATAAATTTACTAACACCTATTCTTTTGTGTCCATTGTGTGTATATTGCGTGATTTGTTGACAAAAGCTATTGACAATCATATCCCATAGTGATATAATAAGCAAAAAATTCAAAGAAAGGAGTGCTGTAAATGTTATCTGTACTACAATCAATGTGGAGTGCTATTAAGGTTATTACTTTTTCATTTATCCAGCTTTTTGAGGCCGTGCCTGTCATTGGCGGATTAATACTTATCTCGATTGTTGCCGGAATTGTTTCGCTATTCAGAAAACATAGTCGTGTATAGATACTTTGGCCGTCCATATGGGCGGCTTTTTTTGTTTTAAATATACTCAGTCTCCTCAATAATGACCTCCACCCCCTCGCCCCCGTCATAAACGAACTCGTCCCTAAACCCAGCGATAAAGTTGTTGTTATCGTTCTTCAGCCACCCCGACTTCTGCAAAGCGTCAAGGATAAACTTCTTTGCAAATGCCACATTGTCTTTGTCACGGCGTTTGTTCGGCTCATGCCAGATAAAAGTCACGTTCACAGGAGAGGCTATCAGAAAATGCCTTGTGCCTAGAATAAGCATTATATCATTCTCAATGCTTTTCTTAAAACTCGCACCGCCGTAACGATTGCCCCTGCATTTGTCTATGTATTCGTTCAGCGACGGCAGCCTGAACGGTATCTTAAAGCTTATCATCTTTATCAAGCACCTCACTCAGATCGTAGTTCATAGCGAACTCCTCATAATCATCAAGATCATATGAAGTGTCACGGACTTGCTTGCCCGACTTCTTGTCCTCACTTATCCATTTGGATATGGTCTTGAAAGGCTCTCTGCAAGTCTTGTGGCTGTTTCTTTGCCACTCTATGACCTTGCCTATATATCTATCGACAGACCGCTCGTCAGACATTGCCACAAGTATGTCATACTGCTCCTTTGAAAAGTTACTGAGCTTGTACTCAGGTTCGTCAAGTATAGATAAGTTATGTTCAGTTAAGTACAGTTCTGTTGTGTCATTTTTGCTTACACTTTTATGGTTTTTGTTTGCATTTTTGCCGTTTTTGCTTACAGTTTCTGAATTTTGGGCACAGTTTATCAAAAGGTAAGCGTTTTCGATTTTTGCATTGGGCCGTCTTTTCATATATTCCACCCAACTTTGCTGTATCCATTCAGAGGTCAGGATACTATACCTCTGATACAGATCAGCATCGAAAACATTTTCCTTTATCAATCGGTTCACTATTTCAAAGACAAACCCTTTACCTGCCCCTATCTTCTTGGCAAACAAAGAACCCACCTTATCATCCCAACGGCAGTAATATCCCTCGTTACCGCCGAATATCTTTTGCCACAGCTTTATCACCACAGCAAAGCCCTTGAGTCCATAATCAGCCTCAATAAGTTCAAGACTGTCACAGACCTCATCAGAAAAATACTTGTGATATGAATCACTCGTAGGAAGCAAAAATGCAGGCATACATTTTGCTTTCATATATCTCTCCCTTTAGTTTCTAAAACGGTATACCGTCATCGCTTAGTACATCTTCAAAATCGGAAAGGTCACCGATAGATAATGCGTCTGCCGCAGGAGCGGTGTTTCTGTTGTTCTGCTGATGACTACCGTTTGAATGGTTATCTGGATAGCTGTCTGTACCCTGTTGTTTGGGTTCACCTGTGAATGATACATTGTCAACATTAACATCTGTCGTATAATGCTTAACGCCGTTCTTATCTTCATAAGAGCCTGTCCTCAGCTGTCCCTCAAGAGCTATCATTCTGCCCTTTGAGAAGTACTTGCCGATAAATTCAGCGGTCTGTCGCCAGGCAACGCAGGTGATAAAATCGGTCTGTCTTTCCTCGCCCTGCTTAGCGTATCCTCTGTCAACAGCTATGCTGAACCGCAGGAGCGAAACACCGCTTTGCGTCTGTTTTAGTTCAAGGTCATGGGTTATCCTGCCCATGATTATTACTTTGTTGAGCATTTTTTACCTCCCATAACGACGGAGCTGTCATGCCCCGCCGAAATTAATATATGGATAATTATTTCTATGCTGTTATTATTACTGTACCGCTTTCAATAAGCTCCGAAAGACTCTTACTGAGATAATCCTGTATCGCATTGCGAGCATTGAGTTTCCATGCTCCGCCGTCAGCTTCAAAAAGAGCTACATAACCACCCTCAAACAGCCTTACGAGAAACTCGCTTTCAGGCTGGTCTATTTCAAGGAAAGTGCGATAAGGTTTGAGCTTTACAATGGGGTTTACCGCTTTGTTTCCCTTGATAGCGATACCTTTTCGTACTGTTACAGTCTGTGTAAAGCCGTCGTCGGCGATCTGCATATTATTTTCCTCTGTGATAGTCCCAAGAAGTCTGACCAGTTCTTTAAGTTCAGGAGTTTCAACAAACTTTGACTTAAGACCTATCATCATATTCTCATATTCCATTTTTCGGTCAAATGAGATCACTGGGATATCAGGCGATACACAGTAAGGGATTTCTCTCTGCCTGTCAGCTTCAGAAACTCCCGTATGTACAGTCACACTGCAAGGTCCTTCAACGTGAATTATAATCGGTGACGTAAATTCATCACATTCCTTGTTGAGTAACTCAACAAGGCTTTTCAGAGTGCTTAATCTGATCGTCTTTACCTGTGGTTCGTTAATAACATTCAGGGATTTATCTGAATATACATACCCGTGTTCTGCGATTATATTTGGTCTTGCGAGTTCTACGATTTCTTTGATAGCTATGCTGTCCATTATCTCATTCCTCCTGCTACTGCGATATTAAAATGTTTTGGCTCTTCCTGCTCATCACCCTCAAAAGACATCTGCCCTGGCAGTTGCGGAACAAGCTCTGTCGCCTGTAGCTCTCCTGTGCTGACATCTGCTCCAATGAAAAGCCCTGTCTTTATTGCATTGTTAGGCAGAAGTTTTGACTTTGCAGTTGCCTGAACAGTTATATTCTGCCTGTAATCGTCGGGGATAAATTCTACCGTAAGTGTGATAGTACGCTTTTTCTTAGGTTCTGTGTTCGGGTCAAGGATATTTGATATCACCTTACCGACCTCGACATCAAACTGCTCCATGATCGCACCCTTAGCCATTTCCAAAATTGATACTGTGTTATCCATTTTCATTCTCCTTTTCGAATATTGCTGTTTTCTTGACTTACCTCTCTCAGCCTTGCCACTTTCATGCAAAGCAGCTTTTTGAAATTATCGCTTGGCTCACCGCCGCTGTTGCGAAGTCTGATAGCCGCCTGTTTCATGACCGATATCTGTATCTTCAAGTCCTCTATATCCTCATTCTCTTTCAGCATACTGTCACCTCCGCACCTGTGAGTTTCTGTATCTCCCTTTTGAAAAACTCCTCGCTGCTGTTATCGTCCGATAGGTGAAGAAGATATATCCTCTTTAGCTTGGAAAGGTCATTTGCTTTAAGAAACTCTTTGAAATGCTCAAGGCTCATATGACTCTCCATAAGTCTGTTTCTGCGGCTTTGACAGATATCTTTATCTATGGTATCAAGGCTGTAATTGACCTCACCCATTAATATATCCACGCTCGGAAACCTGTACTTTATGTAGTAAGTGTCCGTAAAGAACAGCAGCCGTTCACCTGTTGCCTTGCTTGTGATAAGATACCCTAGAGGCTCTGGTACATCATGCTGAACGTCAAATGGAAAAATATTAAGCGTGCCAATATCAAAGCTTTGCAACGCTCTGACCACCTTGAAATGATACCCACTAAGCCCCAGTGCTTTGAATGTTCCCTCTCCGCTGTAAATATCAATACCAAAGTCTGCAAGGTCTTTCGCTGCCTTTGCGTGGTCCATGTGGTTATGAGAGAGCAGCACCCCTGCAATGCTGCGTATCTCAAATCGTATCTTCTTCATGATCTGCTTGCAGGGTATCCCACATTCAAGAAATATCGTTGTAGCTCCGTCACTCAGGCGGTAGCAGTTGCCTCCTGAGCCCGAAGCGTATACATCTATCTTCATTAGAAGTCCACCTGTGGTTTCGTCGGAGCGGTTTCCACTGCTTTTTCAACTACCTCGCCTGTATTCCTGTCAATATCTATCACTACACTGTTTGCGTTGGACTGTACCTTTTCTTCCACTCTTTTCTGCACATTGTTTTCAAAATTATCCTGTGCAAGAGCAGAGCACATTTCTGTTGTCATAATGCCATATGTTGAAAGCAGGCGGCGTAAACAAGTCTTTAGAGCCATTTTGTCAAACTCGGTTTTCCAAGGACTGTACCCCGATTTAGCAGACGGCGAATACTTATCTCTCCATTCTTCGACCTCTTTCTTAGTCATATACAGCATTTTCTCAAAGCCGTTCACAAGCTTGAAATATGCGAAATATCCAACAGGAACAGGCTTTCCTTTTTCGTCAAGTATCTTTTCGCCTGATATATCTATCATTCCCGACAGCTTGTCATAACCTGCAAACTCCCCCTCATACACCACATCAGCATTGATAGTCCTGTACTGACCCGTACGCTGTGCAAGCTGTATAAGTCCCTTGTATCCGATAGTAAAAGTCGGAACATCTTTGTAAGGCACAACATAGGCAAAACCAAGACTTTTAGATATTGGGAGATTGAGAGTTGCCGCCTTTACACATTCTATTGCAACAGCATATGGGTCGCATTTCTGCAAATAGCTGTCGCCTGAATAGAGATCAAGCATAGACGTTGAAAACTGCGTCCAGTTGTTTTTTAGGCTGTTTTTCAGCCTTGCCTTTATGTCATTTGAGTTAAGCACCTGCTTGAAGTTATCCACAGGTGTGAGCTGATTGTTGTTCATTTAACATTCCTCCGTTTCAAATCTAAGTGTCTTATCATTCTCCGAAACCACAAGCCTTATGATTTGCAAGCCCTCGCTGTCAAGTTTTGTAACGCTTTCAGCGTTATCGACAAACACAGGCATTGTCACTCCTGCCTGCTCTGAAAAAGTCCGTATTATCTCAAGTCCTGCATTTATCTTTGCAGCGTTGTTGGCTGTGCTGTATGGGATATATCCGTTTGAGGTCAGTGCCATTACCTCGCAATCGTCTGCAATGCCGCCGTTTATCTGCATTTTAAAAAGCCTGAAACGAACATTCTTAAATTTGCTGTTTATCTTGTCCGTGAGCATATCAGCCTTTACTCTTGAAAACAGCTCGCAAAGTTCAACTCCCTGTTGTGCTTTTGCATAGCTTTCTGCAAGTTTCTTCTCATGCCTTTCAAGTTCTGCCATACGCTGGCGTGCACTGTCTAACACATCATACTTTGCTGCCATTGCATTGAGCTTGGATATCTGTCCGTCAATAGTGACTATCTCCTCCGCCATTGCTTTCTTTGCACTATCATCAGAACTTCTGAGTTTAACTATCTGCGACTTCATGGTTTCTACCTTATTATTAAGGGCGATATATTCAGGGGTGTTCTCAAAAGGCTCTGAATATGCAAGTCTTTTCTCTGACAGTAAAGCTATATCCTGCTCCACCTTTTTAAGAGCCGCCTTATGAACTTCCAGCTTTTCACCGATATCCTTTATATCGCTCTCAACTTTCGCTATCATATCCTTTGAACAATGCTCTCTGCCATGAGCATTGAGTTCTTCTATGGTCTGTGACTTGTGGATATTGAACTGTGCCATAGCATTATCTATCTGCTCCTGTGGGATAGCCTGTCCGCAGGCAGGACATATGGCGTCTCCCTGCCATGTTTCACTTTGAGTTCTTACGATAGCCTCTATGAGTTTAGAACGTTCTTTGTTCATATCGTCAATCTGCTTTGATAGCTGTTCTTTCTGACTTTCCAAAGAACTTATGGCGTTCATTATCTGATATTTCTGAGTAGTCAGACCGCTTATCTTTTCAAGGACAGCGTCATTCTTTTCTCTGTCCTTTTCAGCATATGCGGCTTTTTTCTCAGCAAGTTCTAGCTGTGCTTTGGAGATATCCTCAGATATCTCATTTATCATCTGACTTTCAGTAGTTCCAAGCTTGATCTGCAAGGCTGTTCTTTGAGCCGTCAGTGCGGCAATACTGGACTTTATTTCTTCCAAAGTCTTGTCCGCCTTGTTATCGTGGATAGTCTTATTTACCTCGTCTATCCTGCCCGGTATCTCTTTGAGCCGTGCATTAGCCTCAGAGGCGTTCGCCTTGCTTATCTTCAAGAACTCGTCGATACCATACCAAAGCTGAGTTGAGCCGGGCTTGAGCATAAGGTGCAGCAGAGGTTTCAGTTCATCATCTGAATTGATAACATCAAAGTCGTTTATATCAGAAGTAAGAGCCATAAGCATTGCACGGCGTTTTTTGATATCAAGTATCTCAGGAAAATACTTTGGCACAGACAGCAGAATGACCGTTTGCAGATCAGCGATAGAGGAAACAAAGTCATTGAACTCCTTCTCCTTTTTCGGAACACCATCGATAGAATATGCTATCGTGTGACCTGAGAAAACAGCCTCAGAACTACCACGCTTTTTCTTCCAATCCTCACGCATAGTCTTTTCGAGGGTCACTTCTATGCCGTTAAGCTCATAGACCGCCTGAACGGAGCAATCTATGTTATGTATTTCCTCGCCGTTCTTGTCACGCATTTTCGGAGAGAAATTCGCTGTGAATGTGCTGTCCTTACCGAACAACAGCCAGCTCTGAGCGTCAGCGATAGTGGTCTTACCCGTGCCGTTATCTCCGTACACAGTCATAGACTTGCCGTTCGGTGATATTTCCAAAGTGCCTATGCCCTCAAAGTTTGTGAGTTTCAGTTTCAGAAGTTTCATTTTAGTTCGCTCCTCTCAAATTTTCAAGCTTATCCCTTGTGCTGCATATCTTTCCGTACACTTCTCCGATATCAAAAGCTCTATGCTCACATGCCGACATTCCTTCGTAGATATCGATTATATCTGTACAGGCTTTGTCAGCGGTTTCATATGCTTGACAAATCTGTTCTTTTGTGCTATCATCAAGGTGTAATATTGAACTGGTATCTTTTGATACCTCCGAGCTTGTGCTGTTGGCAGACAGTGCAGGCTCGTTTTTTGTGTTGTTTGCTATGTATTCTGAAAATTTTATGACACATTCTTCAAGTCCTGTTCCTAAATTTCTAAACGGGCAGGTTTCGCAACTCTTTGCTGTGCAGCAAAGTGCCGCCTCTACGATTTCCTCGTCCGTGAATCTCTTATCCATCTTTATCCTCCTTTATCGGCTGTACGCTCATATACTGCCTGCCGTCATAGTCCATCTTCTTCACAGGTTCAAGTCCCTTATCCCTCAGCGACCTTGCGGCATCGCCAAGCCCTCTGTCGAAGTCCTCACGGGTCTTGTAGAATGCACATCTGCGGCAGTAGTCCTTCGTCGGCTTTACTGTCAGTGCACCGCACTCGTCAGACTTTACATTTGAATGGAACACGCAAAGGCTTACCGCTCCACTGCCGTTGTCAAGGGGCTTGTCCCTCTTAAAAACCTTTCTCATCACTATCATCGTTTTCGTCCTCCTCGTTTTCAAAACGTTTCTCCCAGTGCCTATCCGCCACGCTCAGCACAAGATACATCACTACATCTATCCCTGCAAGCACGGCTATTGTTATCAGCAGTATCAACGCCATTTTACCACTTTCCTTTCGTCTGTATCTCGACCTTGACAACAGGTCTTGCGGTTTCTTTCATCGCCTGCTCCAGCTCCTCACGAACTGTGTCTTCTGCGGTTTCTTTTACGTTGCGGTACAGCCCATAGATCACCAATGCAAACAGTGCCACACATAACGCTATGGCTGACACATATCTGATGATCTCCAGTGTTGTTATCAGGTTGTTCATTTTCTCACATCCTTTCCATAAAGCGTGCGGAGCTTTTTAAGCCTTTTCTCGAAGTTGTCGATATCAATGCCCCACACCTCGTAGGCTATCTCGGTATTGACCGAGTGCGGCAGCCATGACTTCACGCCACGCTTTGCCATTTCTTCCTTAACAGCTTTCTTGATCTTGATAGTCTGCGTTTCACCTGTGCCGAACAGTTCCTTGATATCCGAATTGGTTATTTCGGGCTTTTCATAGTACAGCCGCACCGCCATTTCAATGTCAGGTGACCTCATTTAGTCCACCTCCTCGATAGCGGCGACATTTCCACCTTTGTTCATGTCATATGCTCTCATGATAGCTTCGTATTTGCTATATGCACAGACCGTGAACACCTCTCTGACGTTAAAGTCGCTTATTGTCGTTACCTTGTACAGTTTCATTTTTGTACCTCCTTGAAAAATCTAACTTCTTGTGGTATAATGTAGAAAATCATACGAAAGGATTTTCCATATGTTAAATGCAATATTCATTTCTCTTATTTCTGCGTTCATATATGATGTTATCAAGAATGCAATCTCAAACATAAAACTTAGTAAAATCTTAAAAAGAAAAAGCGGTCTCTCAATGTCTGATATTGTTATTTTAGGCTCAGCCGCTGACATGTTTATAATGACTTCGATTATGCTTGTTTACATATTCGTAAAAGATTTCAGACCATTTATGTTAGCTTCTCTTGCCTGTATGTTTGTTAACGAGACGTGCTTTTCTTCTCTTCTTAAACGTTACATAAAGGTCAAACAAGATATTCGTGAGTACACTCGTAACAATGATACATAACGTTTCCGTATTCTCACCCCCTCTTTAATCACTTGTTGCATTTTCTCCTCAGTTGTGATACAATGGCTATATCTTACAAAGAAAGGAGGCAAACTTATGAATATTACAAAGAATTCTGAAAAGGTCATTTGTTACATATACAAAATGTACCTTGAACGCCGTAAAAATGGTGAATCAAAGGCTGAATCACGTCGTTTTGAAATTGACTTTTATAAAAGCGATAAAGACTTATCAAAATGGTATGACAGCGACATTTCAGATTGCATATTGGAACTCGCAAGAAATGGATACATCAAAGTTTACATTGGCGGAGATTTTGATATTCTCGATCAGACCATTGTGTATATGGAAAACCGATTTAAAAACGGTCTTTCCGATGTACTTGACCTTATTTCAAAATTTGTCCCTTGATCTTATCACCTGAATTTTCAGGTGATCTTTTTTTGCCATTTACGTAAAAGTCCTCAGATATAGTCAATGACCAAGCACCATTAAATTCAAGCTTAAAGTACGATACATCTGACATATCTTTTCCGTTGACTTTTAATTCTCCTTTTTCAACGTCTAAACTGAGCGTTGAAAGATTTTCGTTCATTCTTATCACCCCCTCTTTAATCATTTGTTTCCTTTAAGAAACTGTATCTGCAAAAAAAATATCAAGTATCTTTTCTTGCGTAAGTTTCAGCACTTTTGAGATATTTGCAATCTCAGGCTGCTTGAACGCAGTTTCCCCTTTCATACGAGAATACAGCGTTTTCTTGTCCAAGCCTATTAGCTCAGCGAGTTTTGGAATGGTCAGACCACACCTTGCTATCTCCGCATTAAGGTCATTAATATTCATTGCTTTCACCGCCCTTTCCTGTCTTAGTTTCCTTTAGGACACTTTCAGTATATCATATCAAAATAGCATTGTCAACCCCTTTAGGAAACTTTTTTCACTTTTTTTGAAAAAGTAGTTGCATTTTAGAAACTTATATGTTATAATATAATCAATCCAAATCAGGAGGTCAAAAATTATGGACATAGGAAAACTTATAAATAAAAGAAGGACAGAACTTGAACTTACTCTTGAAGATGTGGGCAATGCTGTTGGCGTTAGCAAGAGTACAGTAAAGAAGTGGGAAGACGGCTTTATATCAAATATGAAAAGGGATAAGATAGCCGAACTTGCAAAGGTGCTTAAACTCAATCCTGTTTCACTTATCACAGGTGAAGAAACTGTTGAGGATACGTCTGATAGCATTTTCAACGACTTTGACAATATCAGACCACTTGCACTTAAGAAGTTTCCTATGGTCGGCGAGATAGCTTGCGGCAAACCTATTTTTGCAGATGAGGATCACGAAAGCTATGTAATGGCTGATACTGATATCCACGCTGATTTCTGCCTTAAAGCTAAGGGCGACAGTATGATAAACGCAAGAATATTTGACGGAGATATCGTTTTTATCAAGCAAATGCCAATGGTCGAAAACGGTGAGATCGCTGCTGTGATAATTGATAATGAGGCAACGCTGAAAAGGGTCTATTATTATCCTGAAAAGCATAAGCTTATCCTCAATCCTGAAAATCCTGCGTATGAGCCACTTGTGTATATCAACGAGGAGCTTGACACTATACGCATTCTCGGCAAGGCTGTTTGCTTTATGAGCAGCTTGTGAGGTGACAGAATGTCCTCAAAGAAACGCAAATCAGAGCCAGGCTGCATTGCCACTATATTCGGCTATCTGATATTTGTCTGCATAATCGCTCTTATCATAGACCTTATTAGAACTCACATATCCGAGCGAGCCAAACATAACCTTATGGTAGTTGCTATCGTGATCGGCGTTATCATATTCATAAGCATGGTCTGCACCATTTACCGCAAGCTTCACAGAAAGTATACTTTGAAACAACTTGATAAAATGGACGGACACCAATTTGAATATGCCTGTGCTGATATTCTGAAAGCCAACGGCTACAAACACGTTAAGGTCACAAGAAGCTCCGGCGACTTTGGCGTTGATATCATTGCAGAGAAAGACAAGGTCAGATATGCGATACAATGCAAGCGATACAATCACAAACTTGACAACACCCCTATACAAGAAGTTGTCGGCGGACTTGCATACTACCAATGCGACAAGGGTGCCGTTATGACAAATCAGTATTTTACCGAGCCTGCCAAACAGCTTGCACAGGTGAATGATATAAAGCTGTTGGACAGAGATACGCTTTCACATATGGTTGATAAAACAGAAAAGTCATTTGATGATAAGCTTAATTTATTCAGATCTTATTTGACCAGCTCATCTACAATGCTAGTTGCTTATCTCGAAAAGTGTGGAATTTATTCAAGAATAGAAGATATAAACACTGATACCAAAACACTATCGTTTACCCTTAAATTAAAATTTGCAGACGATATCGAGAATGTAAAGGAAAAGAAGAAAGCAATTTCCAAAATAACTAAAGCGAAAGTAATTGATATAGTGCAAAACGAGAATGATATGATAACTATCATTGTTCGTACACCAAGAAAATACAGAATAAAATCATAAAAAAAGTCCTCCGAGTGTTGACAGCACTCAGAGGACAGGTGAGCTGATATTGACAGTATCAGCTCAGAACGAACAAAACCCAATCACCACAAAAGGGCTTATTCTGCCCTTTTATTATACTGCATATTATTAAATATGTCAAGAAAATAGGAGGTCTATTTATGCCAATCTACAAAATGACAGACAAGAACGGTAAAAACATCAGAAAAGACGGTCTGCAAAAATATCGTGTGCGTATCAATTATACTGACAGTTTTGGAAAGCCTCATCAGATAGACCGTGTGGCGTTTGGTGCAGAGACGGCTAAGCAGCTTGAACTCCAGCTTACACAAAAGCTCAATGCTAAAGAGATAGCTCCAAAAATGACTATCGGACAGCTATTCACGGAGTACATCACCGCCAAGTGTTCAGAGGTCCGTGAAACATCACTGGACAAGTCCCTAAGAATACTGAAAAAGAACGTCCTGCCCACCTTTGAAAGCGTGAGGATAGATAATCTGAACGTACCAATGGTGCAGAAATGGAAACAGGAGCTGTCAGAACAGGGATTGGCTATCGTCACACGAAAGAACATTTATGGCGAATTTCGTGCAATGATGAACTATGCTGTTAAAATGGAATACATTGCGAAAAATCCTGTTATCACCGCAGGCAATTTTAAATCACCCCTTGAGCCTAAAAAAGAAATGCTTTTCTACACGCCTGACGAGTTCAAGAAATACATATCATCAGCAAAAGAATACTCTCAGACCGCAGAGGATAGCGGTTCAATGTACGAATGGAACTACTATGTATTTTTCAACATAGCGTTTTATATGGGTATGCGAAAAGGCGAGATATACGCTCTGCAATGGACGGATATAAAAGACGGCTACATATCTATCACCAAGAGCATTGCTCAGAAACTCAAAGGCGGTGATCGTATCACGCCGCCAAAGAACAAGCCAAGCATACGGACGATACAGATACCAGATCCGCTCAGAACTGTACTTAATAAGCATTACGAACGCTGTAAGAAAGCAGTACCAAAGTTCAGTGATGATATGTACATCTGCGGTGGCGAGCGTCCCATCCGTGATACATCTCTTGAAAAGACAAATAAGAAGTTTGCAGACTTGGCAGGTGTCAAACGTATCCGTATTCATGACTTCCGTCACAGCCACGCTTCCTTGCTTGCCAATGAGGGCATAAACATTCAGGAGATAGCAAGACGTCTTGGACATTCCAACATATCAATGACATGGAACACCTACTCGCACCTCTACCCACGAGAGGAAGAACGTGCAGTGAAGATATTGAATGAGATTGTCTGATTTGGCATACACGAATTGTACACGTTAAAACCGAATTGTAAATATATGTTTATGAAATATGAAATAAATAAAATAGGCTAAAATGGCGTAAATGCGTTGTTTACAAGCAGTCATATAAAATAATAAAAAAGTGACGTGAAGTGGTGTTTTTAATCTCTCCATCTCCGCCAGTCACTCGCCGTGACGGGCACTTCCCGTCATGGCTTTTTTGTTATCAAACTTCAGTCCCGCTCAATAAGTTTGTTTGTAAACTTTACAATGTAGGGGGCGTGCCCCTGCACCCAATCCGCTATCATTTATGGTAGCGGATTTTTTCGTCTCCGCCCATAGGTATAATACGCCGGGAGTGGTTTGATGCTCGCCGTGACGGGCACTGTCCGTCATGGATTTTTTGTTGCCAAAGTTTTGTCGTCAGCACTACAATGTAGGGGACGACGCCCTCGGCGTCCCGCTTTTCGGTCGTCACGGCGTATAAATCACCGCACAATTTACCGTAGGGGCGACCTGAGGTTGCCCGCATTTATGCAACATGGCTATAATACGCTTAGTGAGCTATGATGTTCATAGTAATGTATTTTCCTCGGATTTAACAACAAAACCGCCTGACAGTCCATACTGCCAAGCGGTTTTTATTATTCTGCACCAATGGTGACTTTCTGAGAAATGTTGTTTTCTTCTGCCTCGACGCTCTCCGACAAATAAAGCAGCACTGAGCTATAGAAATATCTATCGTCATATTCCGTCTTGAAAATGCCGTTGTAACGCATGGCTGCGTCCTTAATATTACTAAGGCCAAGTCCGTGATTTTCGGCGTCCTTTTTGCTTGTGGCTATTTTGCCGCCTGAGCGTTTTACCTTGCCGCTGTAGCTGTTTTGCTGATGTATCATGAGCCTGCCTTTGGTGTAGATGATTTTCAGGCTGTATTCACGCTTGTCGGTCTTTTCAAGAGCCTCACAGGCGTTGTCTATAAGGTTCGACAGGATTATGGTCATGTCCGCAGGGTCAAGTTCAAGCTCGGCAGGCAATGCGATATCTGCCTTTACGGTGCAGCCAAGCTGAGCGACACGCTGCAATTTATAGTTGAGCACGCTGTCGATAACGACATTGCCGGAATTTGAATAGCTGCTGCCTGAGCCGTTTATTTTTATAAGGGACTGTATGTAATCGTCGGCGTTTTTATATCTGCCATTTTCAAGCATTTCATGGAGCGAACAGAGGTGGTTTGTGATATCATGGCGGAACTTTCTCATATTCTCCGCAGAGCTTTGCATGATATGGCACTGGTTATAGTAGTGCTCTTTTTCCTGCTCCACAAGAGCGGCTTTCATTATCTCTGCATACATTTGCTTAATGGCGTCATAGAGCATGAAAGAGACCACGTTCAGCAGCACTGTGACGCACACAGAAAGTATGAGAACATATCTATTCTTTATATAGTATATGACGATAGTTTGCAATATCATCGTGGAAACAGGCACGAACATTGTACACACCCAAAGTATGGCAGGGACTTTCTCCTTATTTTTCATAGCTTTGAAGTTTTTGAGCACGACTGCCGCCGCAAATGACAGCACTCTGCATATCACTGCACCGTAGATATCACGGTAAAAGCCCTTTTCAAATATTGGTATATCATTATAGCCTGTGAGCAGGTAGACTGCTATCTCTGAGGTAAAGAGGAAAATATAGGTATAAAGTGCGGCTAAGAAACGTTTTTGCAGGGTTGCGGAGTACATAAAAGTGAGAGCCGCAAGGCCTAGGACGTTGGTCATAAGGTTGATGATAGCGATATTGAATATGAGATATCCAAGGCTTGTCACCAGCACATAGCCAACGTAGCACAGGTAGCTGACCCATTTTCTTACTCTCAAGGTCTGCTTATCAAAAAATGTTGACATAAAAGTATACACAATAAAGCCGTTGAAGGCATATGCGATACAATACACTATTTTATATAAAAGTTCGTCGCTTATCAT